TGAGATTGTTGGTGCATTTGGATCAGATCCAATTAATATTGCAGCAATTAAATCTGGTGATGGAACAACTCCAACATCAATTATTACAGTTACAACAGCAGCAGATCATACATTAACAACTGGCACACCAATTAAAGTTAAGGGTGTTGATGATTTAAGATATAATTTATCTACAAAAGTTCAAAGTGTAACAGGATTAAGAACATTTACATATCTACTACCATTTGTACCTGACGATTTAGCAGCATCACCAAGCACATCAGCAGGAACAATAACAATTGAAACTGATACAGTTTCTGGTGCATCACCTTATATTTTCAATATATCTCTTCGTTCTGTGTACGGAATGAATGGTATGCATGCTGACGGTGATAAGGCAACTGGTTTTAAATCAATGGTTGTTGCTCAATTCACTGCGATATCACTTCAGAAAGATGATCGTGTATTTGTAAAATATGATAAAGAATCTAGAACATATAAAGGAATTAATTTACCAGTAACACCGTCTACAGGTAGTGAATTAGCAACTTTATCTTCATCTCAAGATCCAACGAAGGTTTATCACTTAGATTCTGATGCAGTTTATCGAAAAGGAAATGAAACATCTCACATAAAACTATCGAATGATGCGATTATGCAGATCGTATCTGTGTTTGCAATTGGTTTCAACAAACATTTTACAGCAGAAACTGGTGCTGACGCATCAATTACAAACTCTAACTCTAACTTTGGTCAGTTTGCGATTGCTTGTGATGGATTTAAAAAGGATGCATTTGGAAAAGATGATTCAGCATATATCACTCAAATCATAACACCAAGAGAAATCACATCTACTCAAACAAATGTAGACTGGCAAAGAATTGACGTTGATAAAACTAAGACTGTCGGTATTTCAAGTCACTTATATCTCTTTGGATTTAACACTTTAGATAATGTTCCACCAACTGTAATTCAAGGTTATCGTGTTGGTGCTGCATCAAGTGATCGATTATTTGTTGATTTTACAAACGCAAACGTAGGAACTGGTATAAGAGAAGCAACCATTCGCATGATGGATGTTGCAGTTGGATCAGGAACCACAGGTAATGATTCTAGTGTAAAACTATACAAAGTCACATCTGGCCCAACTGATAATACGTTCACAATAGGTGAACACAAATTAATAACTGGTGAAAAGGTTAGAATTATTAGTGATTCTGGTGATTTACCAGAAAATTTAGAAGAAAATACTGTATATTTTGCGATTGTTGTTGCTGGATCACCTAGTAATCAGATAAAATTAGCATCATCAAAAACAAATGCTGATAATAATGTTCCATTAATCGTATATAAAGGAACAAAATTAAAGATTGAAAGTCGTGTATCAGATAAAGCTGCTGGCGATGTAGGATCACCATTACAGTTTGATGCAACTAACTCTAATTGGTTCCTTAAAACAAATATAAACAGTGAAATATTCCAAACCATTAATGCACAGGGAACATCAGGTTTAGGAGCAAACACACCTGTATCCTTTATTCAAAGAACTCCTGACGAAAGATCACTTGATGAGAAAATTTATAAGATTCGAGTTGTTGTACCAAAAGAAAGTGATAATGCAAAGAATCCAGAAGAAGGATTTATTTTACAGGAATCAAGCACAACTGGTATTCGATCTGATTTATCTGTAACTTTACAAAATATTGATGGTAATGACTATGATTATAAGAGAAATTACAGATTCATAAGTACATGTTCAGAGTCATCTGACGTTGTAACTATGGTATCAGTTGCACCTCATGATTTAAAAGTGGGTGAAAGAATATTTGTCAGAAATTGTACTGATGATGATGCCAATGGAACATCAACAGGAGTATTTGATAAAGGTTATAATGGATCATTCACTGTTGCATCAGTTGTAGATGATAAAACCTTTACATATAATGCTCAAGATACGAGTGGAGTTGTACATTCCATCGGTAATTTTACAAGTGTTGTTACAACAGACGCATCAAGAACAACTACTCTTCCAAGATTTGAAAGAAATGATATCAAGAGTAACTTTTACATCTATCGAAATGAGACAATTAGTCCATACATAAAAGATACTCAAGATGGTATCTATCATTTATTTGTTCTTCACGCTGATAATGCGATCACTGAAGAGTTTACTGATCTTAAATTTGGACAAAATGTTGTCGATTTATATCCACAATTAGATCGAGATAATAATCACTCAAACCCACCAGCATCTGTATCTTTTGCAAAGAGAGCACCGATTGGTGATGTTGCAACAGATGATTTAAGGAAGAGTATTACTAGAGAAACAACTGATAAACTTATTAAGGATATTGGTTACGGAAGAAGAGTTACAGGTGTAACAACTTACTTTTCATCTGGAAACGTAGGTCTTGCTACGATTACGTTTGATCGACCTCATGGATTTGGTGCTGTCAAGTTTAGAAACTCCATCGCTATTGCAGGTGCTAATCTTACAAATGGAACATTTCATGGAATAAAATTATTCAACTCTGATGGATCAACGTGGCAAGGTGCAAGAGCATCTGTTGTAATTTCTGGTGGGCAAGTTGGAGTTGTCACAATTACAGAAGGTGGATCTGCATACACCACAGGAAATCTTGTAATTGATAGACAATTCATCGGTGGTAATTCTGCAACTGCTGCACAAATATCGATCTCTAACGTTCATGGATTATCAGGTGTTTCGACAAATATTGGAGATTCAGTTCAACTAACAGGTATTGGTACTGCAACCGATGGTTTATATCGAATCGCAACGATACCATCTACGACACAAATATCAGTCGCACTGACTGCAACATCACCAAGACCACAAATTGATCAGTATGCTATCAACGTAGGGCCTTCTGCTGAAATAGCAAGTGAATCATTCTCTGTTGATACAACTACGTTCACAACAGTTCTTGGTCATGGTTTAATTAGTGGACAGAAATTTAAGGTATTAGATGCAAATAATCAAGATTTAGGATCATATCTTGTAAAGACAAAGGTATCTGCAACATCATTCACTGCTGTAACGACAATTGATCTTGGTACTCCAAAATTCATTCTTCCAGACGGAGTTGCATCTGCAACACCATTATCTGATAAGGAAAATGAGAACGTTGGTTCAAGAGGATTAAGTTTCTATGATGGAGATTATTTCTTCTTAGGAGCAAACGCAACCAACTCTACAACAATCACCGTTTCATTACCAAATAGTGGTAATAATGATGCTGCTGCGATCAGATCAAGATTCCCAATTGGATCTTATCTACAGGCTGGCGATGAGATTATGAGAGTTAAGAGCACTACTGTATCTGGTTCAAGTCAAATACAAGTTATTAGATCAGCACTTGGAACTCCACAACAAAATCATTTATCAGGTGATATTGTAAGAAAGATAACACCAAAAGCGATTGAACTTCGTAGACCATCCATTATTCGTGCTTCTGGTCATACGTTTGAATATCTTGGATTCGGGCCCGGTAACTACTCAACTGCATTACCACAGGTTCAAGTCAGAACATTATCAGAACGTGAGGAGTTCTTAGTGCAGTCACAAGAAAGATCATGTGGTACTGTTGTATACACTGGTATGAACAACAGAGGTGACTTCTTCATTGGTAACAAGAGAGTTAGTTCTGCAACGGGTCAGGAGAGAACATTCGATGCACCGATTGCAACTGTAACGGGTGAAGATCCATCAAGATTATCAGTTATCTTTGATGAAGTGATCATTAAAGAGAGATTAGTTGTTGAGGGTGGTAAATCAAATACAATTCTCACACAGTTTGATGGCCCTGTTACATTTAACAAGTTAGTCAAGGTTAACGAGGATTTAACTGTTAATGGTATTATGAAGTTAAATAATACCTTTGAGATAACAAATACAACTCAATCAACATCTAAGGATACTGGATGTCTAGTTCTTGAAGGTGGACTTGGTGTTGAGAAAAATCTTAATGTTGGTGAACAATTTAATGCATTCGGTGACTCTACAATTGGAAGTCTTGGTGTTACTACTAACTTTACTGTAAGTGGTATATCAACATTCACAGGAGAGGTTAACTTTAGTGGTGGTATTGACGTTGGTAATATTGATATTGGTGTTGCAAGTGCAAACACGATTGATACTGATAGTGGTGATCTAGTTTTAGATGCTGCCTCTGGTCAAGTTGTTCAGGTAAATAAAAACTTATCTGTTAATGGAAATATCGCTGGTAACTTCTTAGATATTGATAATGTTAATATTGATGGTAATACGATTACTACACAGTCGGGTGATTTAAATTTAAATTCAGCGAGTAATATTGTTGACATTCAGGCAACTGCTGAAGTTAACGCACTAAAATTCAATAGTGCAAGTGAAATTTATACAAGTGTTGATACAGACCTATCATCTGTTTCATCGAGTCATGACACTCTTGTTTCTGCAAAAGCAGTTAAAGCGACTATTGACAATATCGATACAACACTTACAATCGGTGCTGATTCTGGATCAAATGATAACGTCACAGTTGGAACTGATACACTTAACTTTGCTGGAACAACAAATGAAATCGAGACAACTGTATCGAATAATCAAATTCAAATTGGACTACCAAGTAATATTACAGTCTCTGGAAACTTAACTGTTAATGGAAATACTGATCTTGGTGATGCAACAAGTGATACGATCACTGCAACTGGTAGATTTGATAGTGCATTAGTTCCATCTGCTGATGATACTCATGATTTAGGTACTAGTGATAATAAATGGCAAGATTTATACATTCATGGTGTTGCATATGTTGATGATATTCATGCTGCTGATTGTGATATTAATAGTGGTAGTATTGACGGGGTAACAATTGGTGCTAACTCCGCTGGTAATGGTACCTTTAACAGAGTTGATGTTGATAATATAAGACTAGATGCTAATACAATTACAACGACATCTGGTGATTTAACTCTTGAAGCAGCAGGTGGAGATATTATCATTAATGATAATGTTGATTTAAATGGTGAACTTGATCTTGATGGAGCAGCAAGTATTGATAATATAAGAATTGATGGTAATACAATTACAACCAACAGCGGAAACTTGACATTGGATGCTGAAGGATCGAACGTAATTTTCTTTGATGCACCATTTGTAATCAACTCAACAACTCAATCAACATCAAAAGACACTGGTTGTTTGATACTAGAAGGTGGTATGGGTATAGAGAAGAATCTTAACGTTGGTGGTGATGTCACAGCATTTGCGAGTTCTGACTTAACACTTAAAGAAAATGTATCACCGATTGACAACGCTCTAGATATGATTAACTCATTGAGTGGTAATACATTCCACTGGAAACCAGAGGCCAATTTAGAAGGAGATGACACAGGAATCATCGCACAAGAAGTTGAGAAACTACAACTTCCCGGTGTAACAAAACGTAGACAGGATGGAACTCTTGGTGTTCGTTATGAGAGATTAATCCCAGTTCTTATCGAAGCGATTAAAGAACTAAAATCACAAGTTGAGGATCTTAAAAAGTAATGACACTACCATCATCTCCAAATTCAATCAGCATGCAACAAATTGGAAACGAATTTGGTTTTACTGTTGACTCTGACACTACTAGTTTAGGAGATTATCGCACACTAGCAAATGGATCTAATTATCCACAGTCAATTGGTGCATTATCTTTCAGTTCAATTGATGGTGGTGGATCTGTTGCTACAGGTAATAATCCAATAAGTATGGGATCTTTCAGAGGTACACGACTTCAACAAGTTGTCAATTTTTGGTCATCAAGTTCTGGTGGGTTTAGACTCAATGCGAAGTCTAGATATGATAATAATGGGATGATTGGTAGTAATAATGAGGTCGCAGTTGTCGGTGGATATCGGACAAGACCATCTAACTCAAGTGGAACAAAGGTACATATTCATGTCAATCAAGCAATTGGATCTGAAAGATTTGACCCAGATCATTGTGCATTGAGAACTGGATCATGGGATGGTAGTACAACATTACAAGTTGATGTGGGTGGTTCGGGAAGAATACAAGGTGCTGGTGGATGGGGTGGTGATGGAGCAAACGGAGCAACTAACGGAAATCAGGGTGGTACAGGTACAAGTGGATTAGGTGTGGAATATTCTCCAACTCAAGTTAATATCGCATCAGGTGGAATTATCTCTGGTGGATTTGGTGGAGGAGGAGGTGGCGGTGGTGCGCATGACCACGATCACAAATCAGAGAGAACTGCTTCTGGAAGTGGAGGTGGTGGAGGTGCAGGTCTACCAGTAGGACAAGGTGGAACTGGGCCAAATAATGGAACAAATGGTAACGAAGGTCAAGCCGCTCCAAATGGAGAACTCGCAGGAGAAGGTGGTGGTGGAACTAATAATGATGGAGAGGCATATGGTGGATTTGGTGGTGACGGAGGTTCACCTAATGAAGCTGCTGACAACGGAGGTGTTGGTCAGGGTGGAGAGGGATCAACCGCTTCTGGTGGAAATGGTGGAGGAGATGGTGCTGCAATAAGAAGAACAAACGGGTCGATACAAGTAAATATATCTGATCCATCAAATTCATTAAATGGTAGAGGATCAACAACTGCAACGACTGTGCAATAAATAAAATCTGTGCTATAATATGATTACGAGATTTTATCTATGGCATTTGAGACTGATTTAATAAGAAGATACACTGGTGCTTTCACAAAGGATGATTGTGAAAAGATTATTCATGGTGTCAAATTTTTTGAAGATAATCACCTTCTGTTCTATGATAAAGAGATACTAGACAGACAAGATCATAAAGTGATTAACGTGACTCATGAATATAATTTTTCAATGTCGAGTCGAATATGTGAAGAGATGTTTCCTAAATTAAAACCTTGTGTAGATGAATACCTCAAGGCATTTAGTATTTTAGGACAAAGAAAGTTTTTAATACATGATCTTAAACTTAAAGAGATACCCGCAGGTGGAGGATTTCATGCTTGGCATTATGAGAGTGGTGCATTATCAGTTGCAGCAAGACAATTTGTGATTCAAGTTTATTTAAATGATGACTTTGATGGTGGAGAGACAGAATTTTTATATCAACAAAGAAGAGAACAGGCAGTTGCAGGAGATGTTCTCATATTTCCCGCATCGTACACTCATACTCATCGTGGAAATCCACCACTAGGTGGTAATAAATATCTTGCTACATCTTGGGGTATCATTCAAAATGATAATAATATATAAAATTACAGATTTTTTTCCTGAAACTGATCAAATTGCTGTCAAATTCTGTCGTGAAAAATCACCTATACCAATAGATGATTATAATCCAATTGCGATTAATTTAAAAGATTTAGATGCATACGATGTTGAAAGTTTCTCGGAGAGTCTAGTGGATAAGAGTGGTTTAAGAAGAATAGATAAACAAGAAAAAAAATTAACAACATTAGATGATAATACACCAGAGAAATTAGATGGTGATTTGAATGTACGAGATTTGATTGGAAAGGTAATAGGGGTTGAATATCCAACAAAAATTTATAGTAAAATCAAAATGAGGAGGGTGGAATTATGAATTTTAAAAGATCATTTAAAAAGTGTGAAGAATTTAGAATATGTTGTGCTTGGGGTGACAAGGGAATCGTATATGTTGAGGAGCATGAAAAAAATAAAACATTATATTCAATACAGGCAAAAGGTTCTGGTAGATGTGCTGCTGTTTTCAGTTCTGATTACATTGAGGGAGATGAAAAAAATGCAAATTTTGGTTGCATGAAACCATATATTGGTAAACATATTATTTTTGAATCATATGAACCCTTTGTACAATATGGATTTAGCACTTTAAGTTATAATCAAGATTGGGATGGTGAACTTGTAAAAGGATCATTTCAAGGTAACGAGAATAGTTGGTTAGTATGTTTCAAAGGAAATCCGATAATAAATGGTATCGAACTTAAAGTTATGGATTATGCAAAACTAGATAATAAAAATTATGATGTTAAATTAAACAACTCTTTAGTCGGAGTATTCACAAAATTATGACTGTAAAATTATCAAAAAATGTATCTATAATAGAAGAAGAGGTACAAGATGGTGATTTTAATTTAAATTTAAAAGATCATGTTTTATATCTTCCATCTTTTATCAGTCCTGATGTTTGTAAAGATTTGGTAAAAAATTTAAAAAACGTTGGTCTTGATAAATCCACACCATATACTGATGGATTACTCAATGATTTTACAGATTCATACTTTGATCCTGACATTTCTGCAGTGTCACAGATAAAAAATAAAATCACTTATGATGCTCTAGAATTATATGCTAAAAAAGTAAGAGCGTATAATTGGTCGTATCACAACATAGATAAATTTTTTCCATCAGAAATGATCGTAAGAAGATATAATAATAAATCTGAATTTAATTATCATTACGATGATATAGTTGAAGAAATTTTCCCACATTGGTTTGTAAGAAGAAAGAATATATTAACTTGCAATGTTTACTTGAATGACAATAATGAGTATGAGGGTGGTGATTTGCATTTTGCATCTTGTAATCTTACATTCAAACCAAAGATAGGTGATGTGATAATTTCACCATCAAATTGGATGTTCTTTCATAAAGTAAATGAAATTACATCTGGGGTAAGATACTCTGGCACATATTGGTATTATTATGGCTCCGATAAAAAAGTTGGAAAGGGTATTAGTCACAATAAGAATTTTTTAAAATGATTAGATATACAATGTTAGAGACACAAATATCAGAGGGTAAACATACCTCTTGTCATTTTTGTGTAGATAAATTTGAGGGATTACTTGATAGAGGACTAGATTTATCTAAGTATGAGTTATCAATCACTGATCCTAGATCACACTTTCATATACATTATCTTAATAGGGATGGTGATTATATTGAAAAAAAAGTTCTAGATGCCTATGATATTAACGTTAACTTTCCTGTAATATTTTTTGGTAGGGAGTTACCATATCGTGATGGATTTAGGTGTGCGTATCATCTGAATACTCTTAAAAAATTAAAGTCACCTTTTGTAAAAAATGTTGTCAAGATCATAAAATTATTCAAGGGAAACTTTATTGATATCATACTTGCAAGTGATTTCACACAGAGTGGTGAAATATGCAATAAAGACATCAATATAGAAATAATACCTGAAATTAATAAACATAAAGAGATAGGTGATATATTAAAAAATAATTTTAACTTACCTAAACTAGATTATTACGAAGAAAGTTTTGATGATTATAATGAAAAAGATTTTGCGTGGCATATTAAAATAAAATTATTTCGATATATAAAACAACCTTTAGTTAAATTTTACAAAACATATCCCAACAATCCCTACCTTCAATTCAAATATTATGATAAGCAAAACTGATTTAAAAAATTTATATGAGTGGGCAAAGGACAAAGATTTTCCTGTTAGAAAAACTCCCACTACAAGTGGACTCTACAAAAAACCTTATGGTACTAATCAAATTCATTCATATTGTAATAAAGATATTTTTAGTTTTCCTCTGAAGTTTGGTCGTAGAAAACAAACGATTCGTGAAAGTTTGATGCCAACGAATATTGCAAATATATTTAAGAATGAAGATATATTGTATACAGTTGTTTCAATATTTCAGGCTGGAACTATCTTAAAACCACATCGTGACCCACACATATACAAATTTCCATATAAAAGAATACAAATACCACTAGAGATACCAGAAGTTGGTAAATGTACAATGAGTTGGATAAAGGGTGGTACAATAGTGTGGGAAGAAGGTGTGCCACAGGTGTGTAATGTAATGTATGATGTTCACGAAGCATATAATCTCTCAGATAAAGATATGGTTATGATGTTTATAGATGTAAAAATGGATACTGAGGTAGAGTTATGAATGTTCAGATAGATGTTGTTGATAATTTTTTTAATGAAGAATTACATGATAAAATATATCAAAAGATTCGAGATTCTAAATGGTCATTTAATGGAGGAAGTTTAAAAAATCCAATTTGGCATGCCGATAATTTAGAACAGGATAAATTTTTTAGTAATTATATACAAGAGTTAGTTAAAGATAGATTTAATTTGATTAATGTAAAATGTATGAGAATATATGCAAATGGACAAACAGGTGGTATGAATGGAGATCCACACATAGATGACGGACACTTAACTTTTTTATATTTCGCAAACAAAATTTGGGATGTTGAGTGGGATGGTCATCTTGCCTTTTTAAATAGAGTAGGTAAAATGTATAATGGAGATGAATTTGGTAATGCAGATCAATCATGGTATGATTGGGATTACATACCAGACGT